GGACACAGCGTTCTCCACCCGGTCAACAGCAGATAATTCTGTTATCCAGACGTGGGGTATTTTCCCCACAATCGAGACCGACTCAGCAGGGATTGAACATAATATTGGTAACCTGATTCTTCTGGGTAACACAGTAGGTAAATATGAATACCCCGAACTCCGCCTGATGGCACAAGATTCGTATCTGGAACATAAACCTGATGTTGTTATCATCGAGAAGAAAGCGTCTGGCCAGTCCCTGATTCAGGATTTACGCCGGGCTGGTCTTCCTATCAGGGAGTATAACCCGGACAAGGATAAGGTATCCCGGGTTAATGCGGTGTCCCCCCTTATTGAAAGTGGACGTGTCTGGATTCCTCACGAAAAAACTTGGGCACAGAGTCTCTTTCTGGAAGCGGTCTCATTCCCTAACGGGGCTCATGACGATCAGGTAGATGCTATGGTTATGGCTATCCACTTTATGAGAGAATCTTGGAGACTTGAGCATCCGTTCGATTCATCATATAATTATCAGGATGAAGCAGACTCAGGTAGTAGTCTCCCCAGATCAACTAAATCCTACTGGGACGCAGTAACAGCCGCTTAACAGCTAAATTGGAATTTAAAAAAACATGCCTATTAATACTCCTGAAAATGTATACGACTTTATTCTTCCGACCGATGATTCAGAAGAAGCATATCTGTACGAAGAGGTCCCACAGTTTGGATTCTACGATAATCTTGCTGACGGATTTCTCTCTGAAGAAGACGTGCAGAGTTTTGGTCATACAGTATCCAACGCTTTCGATGCTGATAAGGAATCAAGAAGCGAATGGGAGAGCATGTTCGAGAAAGGGTTTGAACTTCTCGGCCTGAAGCTGCAGACAACCTCACAGCCTTTTCAGGGTGCCTGCACGGCTGTCCACCCCCTCCTTGTGGAGAGCGCAGTCAAGTTCCAGTCTAAGGCGTCTGAGGAACTCTTCCCCCCACAAGGTCCTGTAAAGACCCAGATTATTGGTGGGGGTAGCGCCGAGAAGGAAGCGCAGGCTTTCCGAGTCCAGACCTTTATGAACTACCAGCTAACTGAGGTTATGACTGAGTACTTCGACGAGTCCGAAAGAATGCTTTTCCACCTCCCACTCGTAGGTTCTGCGTTCAAGAAAATCTATTACGATCCTGCGGGCGACCGGCCCGTGTCTGAATTTGTCCCTGTAGATCAATTCTACGTCTCGTACAACGCCACAGACCTGAACAGGGCAGACAGGTATACCCACGTTATCTATATGACCCCGCACGAAATCCAGAAGCAGATTGCTTCGGGCCTATACCGGGATGTTGACCTGACAGAACCGAACGGGTTCGAACCTTCCACAATGAGTCAGACGATCAACTCGATCATGGGTATTGAATTTAACGCTGAGTTCGATAAACAGTACACCCTCCTTGAACAGCACCTCTACTTAGAACTGGAAGACGATCCCTTCCCCTCCCCTTATATTATTACTGTCGAGAAAGACAGCGGACAGGTTCTTTCTATCCGTCGTAACTGGAACGAGGGTGACCCGGCCCGGGCTAAGAAGATGTTCTTCACCCATTACAAGTACGTCCCCGGTTTCGGGTTCTACGGTCTAGGCCTGATCCATTTCCTTGGTAACATGACTATGTCCGCCACACTGGCTATGCGGTCCCTCCTTGATGCCGGACAGTTTGCCAACCTACCCGGCGGCTTCAAGGCCCGTGGCATCAGGATTGTTGGCGGTGATGATCCTATCGCCCCCGGCGAATTTAAAGAAGTCGAAGCAACAGGGATGGACCTGAACAAGGCCATTGTCCCACTACCATACAAGGAGCCTTCCCAGACCCTGTTCCAGCTTCTGGGCTTTATCACACAAGCCGGTCAGAAATTTGCGGATTCCACAGATGCTGTGGTCAATGACGCCACAAACTATGGACCTGTGGGGACAACACTGGCCCTTATTGAGGCGTCTGCCAAGCTATTCTCTGCTATTCATAAGAGACTACATAAAAGTCAGAAGGACGAACTCAGAATTCTTGCCCGGCTGAACTACGAGAATCTTCCTGACGAATCTATGATGATGTCCATCCCCGGGAACGAACTACAGATTGTCCGGAGCGACTTTGATGGACGGGTCGATATCATCCCTGTTTCTGATCCTAACGTACCCTCACAGGCTCACAGACTGGCACAGGCACAGATGCTTCTACAGATCTCGTCACAGTCTCCCCCTAATACTTTTAATATGAGGGAAATTCACAAAACACTTCTTTCAGCATCAGGGGTTGTTGATCCTACTAGGTACCTTTCCCCTGAGAAGCAGCCTGCCCCGCAAGATCCTGTCTCGGATATTCTTGCAGCATCCAAGGGTATGCCTATTTCGGCATTCCCCGGTCAGGACCACAAGTCTTATATCACTGTGTTTTCCTCTTTTATTAATGATCCTAGTCTGGGTAAGACTCCTGCGTTACAGCATATAGTCCCTATCCTTCAGGCCGGTATTAATGAGCATATGCTTATGCAGTATCAGGAGACTATGGGTGGGGCAGTCCAGCAAGCCGGTAATGTAGACCCGGGTGTTATGCCCCAGATTATGGCTGAGGCTGCTGAGCAGATTCTTAATGCTAATCAACAGCTAGGACAGTATCAGACACTGGAGCAACAGCAGTTGATGCTGGAGTCGAAGAGTCTTGAACTTAAGGAAAGAGGTCTTACCCAGTCTAATGCTAAGGATATGGCAGACCTTGCACTTAAAAAGCAGGAACTTGATCTACGCAAAAGAGGTCAGGATATTGATGCTGCCGGGGATATCGGCACGAACACTATTAAAAATAAGGAAGCCGAAAATAAAAAAGAGATAATGCTTCAGAAATTTCTTCTGGAGGGTTTGAACAAAATGAAAAGTTTAAAAGGGGGTGATCCTAAAGGAGACGCAGGGGTAGTCAACTTTGCAGAAGGTGGTGAAGCATCGTTCGCTGAAGGGTTTGACACGGAGAAGGTACTTGGAAATCTGGACATTAGTCCTAGTCCTCGGACAGCCGCATCTCCTATACCATTAACCACACTATTTAATAACCTTGTTAACTCTACCGAGACACCATTCAGGGAAAGGATTTCCGGACAAGAAGTACAAGTAGCAGACCTATCATCTGATAGTACTACAAGCATGACAGACAGTGCTAAACGATTGTTTGACAGACTGGTAGACACCCCTATGGTGAAACCAGCCCCTCCACTTTCCGAGTCCGAAATCAGTAGTAATCTTGTGGACAACCCTGCCATGTCAGACCAACAGCAGGCTGCTTACTTAAATCTTCTTGCTGAGGGGGAGGACCCCCAGACAGCAGCAGTTCTTTCGGTAGAACCCACGCCAGAACCTATGGTAGAACACACCATGTCTCTTATGGACCGTATGATCTGGCAGGAGAGCAAGAACGATCCGAATGCCGAAAGCGATGTGGGAGCGGCTGGCCTTATGCAGATCATGGAACCCACAGCGGGAAAACCCGGCTTTGGCGTCACACCTATGGATTGGGAAAAAGACCGTTTTGATCCAGTGGAAAACCGGAGATTCGGGACAGAGTATATGGACGCCATGCTGGAACGATACAACGGAGATGTAGAGCTTGCCCTGATTGCTTACAATGCAGGCTACACACGGGCTGACGCTTTCGTAGAAGCTGGCCGTGACTATGAACCGTTCAGAGGGTATACGGAGTCTGATGGAACAAAGGTCCACGGTTGGGCTGACGAGGCTGAAGAATATGTATCCAACATCATGGGCGAGCAGACCATTGATGAGCTGCCCCCTCTGGAAGAAAATTAGGTGGTAACAGACGTAGTAGATATATTCTTAGAAAATCTGGGGGAGAGAGAAGGACGGGAGACACACGTAGACCCTCTCGGGTATCTCACTCTTGGTTATGGGGTTGTCCCTGATAAGGGTACAGCAACAATAGATAATATTAAGGGTGCTACCCATACTGTATCAAAAACTAATAAAGTTTTAGCATTAGCAGATTATGATGGTGATGAACAAGACTTTGCAAGGGCTGTAGCCGCAGAATATTATCTGGCTGGTGAAGAAATTTTCAACAACCGTCATAGTGATATCGAGTTTAATAATTACAGCCTAGAAGCCAGAGCCGCAGCGTTAGATTTATTTTATAACGCAGGTCCGGGATCAGCCCGATGGAACGATGTACGTACATTTCTTGACGGGGCAGAAGAACTGAACAAGGGTAAATACACGGAGGAAACTCAGGCTAAGCTTATTGAGTTTGTTAACAATTTTAGAGGGACATCATCAACCGGTTCTGTTTATTTGCCCGGTCTTTTACGAAGACGTCTAACCTCCTACAACAGTATAGCCCCGGTAGAAGACCGTGCCCACACTATCCAAACCGAACTGACCCCTGACCAGACAAGAACACGTTTTACAGTCTACAGTCAGAAAGGAAAAGAACTTTTTACAAGGACTAAACCAACCACATCAACCCAAATTGGTTCTATGTACGTAGAAAATGGGCAATGGGTATATGACGCCTTGGTTTAATCTTAAGAGTATGGTACAAAAGGTACAGAGTAAATAACAAAAGGAATATTAATATGATGGAAGGTAAGATCCCCAGCGGTCCCGGCACTGTTGAAAAATCTAAGGATTGGTCGAAGAGTCCCTCTGATTCGTGGAACAGTAGAAAGCGTTTATCTATGCTTCGTGGGGACGATAAGAGCAATTACAGTGATAATGTTAAATCAAGCATGGCTAATCCGTCTGCCTATATTGCTAAGTAGAGACGACTAATCCAGTATGGATGAGTACGACGATTTAAAACGAGAAGCTCGGCAAGAAATCGAAGGTGTCAAGTCGAGTCTTTCTCAGGGTGTATGTGAAACTTATGCAGAGTATCAGCATATGGTAGGACTTATCCATGGTATGGAAAAGGTAGTTACTATGTGTTCTGATATTGAGAGAAGACTCATCCAAGATGACAAGGACGACTTTTAAGTACTATGTTTGAACCAGAAATGAGCCGATCCATTCTTAATGATGAATGGTTATCAGAGGATACTGTCCCTGATCCTAAGCCACTACCAAGTATTCCCGGGTATAAAATTCTTATCCGGCCAGTCCCTATCCGTTCTAAGACAAAAGGCGGTATTATTCTGCCAGAAAAGGCTAAGGATGATATGAAGTATCTAACCACAGTAGGACGTGTTTTATCTGTGGGAGACTTAGCCTACGCTGACGAACAGAAGTTTTTAAAAGGTCCTTGGTGTAAACCCGGGGACTATGTTTGCTACGGTAAGCATACAGGTGATAAGTTTCTATATAAGGGTGTAAGATTAATTATCTGCTATGATGATGAGATCACCATGGTGGTAAAAGATCCTTCTAGTCTTGACCCAATGTTTAATCTATCTAACTAGGCGTAATTCGATTGATTCGCCCCCAACGAGGAATAGAGATACAAAATGATTGATGAAGATACCGACGATGGATGGTCAGAAATTGACCCAAAAAATCCCCCTAGCTCTCCCAAAGAAGAGCTAGAGATTGAGTACGAGTCAGAGGCCCCAGACACCCCAGCAGAGACATCTATTAGCGAGCCTGTGTCTTATGAAACAGATGAGGAACCTGAAGAAGAACCTGAAGAGCTTCAGGGCATTCAGACTAAGGGTGCTGAAAAAAGAATTAGAAAGTTAGTCGCCCAGCGTAAAGAACGGGACGAACAACTAGCAATCTCACTAGAGAAGATTAATGCTCTTGAGTCTATGCTTTCTGACAAGGATAAGAATATCTCTGACTATCGTCGTCAGAGTTTTGATTCTAAAAAGGAAGAACTTAAGAATCGTATTGAGTCTGCACAGAAAAGTTTTTCAACAGCTTTTGACGAAGGTGACAAAGATCTTCTTGTAAAGTCTCAGACAGACTTATCAGAGGCTCAGGCAGAACTAAAGATCTTTGATTTTGCCAAGGTTATGAGCGAATCTAAACAGGTTCCCCAACAGGTTCCCCAACAAGTTCCCCAACA